CCGTTTGAAAGCACAATAAAAGAGTTATATAATAAACCAATCGAATATAATCATATTATTGGTATTTATACATCGTTTCATGGGACGTTAGGTGGTTTAATTAAATTCAATAGTAATACATTTAAAAATATAAATGGTTTTCCAAATAATTTTTGGGGATGGGGGTGTGAGGATAAAGATTTACAAAATAGGGCTGAATTTAAAAAAATTAAAATTAATAAAAATATATTAAGTAATAGTGAAAAATCTAAAAAATATTTTAAAATTTTTGATAATTATAAAAGAAATAGGTTAATGCCATTTAATAAACTTGTTTATCATGAATGGAAAAAAATGAAGGAAAATGCAAAAGAAGATTATATTAGTAAAAATGGATTATCAACTTTAAAATATGAAGTGATTGAAAAAAAGATAATTGAAGATATTATTAAAATAAAAGTAAAAGTTTAAATATTAAAAATTAAAAATAAGAAAAGAATTATTTTTAATATTGATAAATATGAATAAATATAAATTATTGCAAAAAAAGTATGGACATGTAAAAAAAAAGGTGCAAAAGGTGCAAAAGGTGCAAAAGGTGCAAAAGGTGCAAAAGGTGCAAAAGGTGCAAAAGGTGCAAAAGTTAAAAAAAAAATATGTTTTATTAATATTAACATGTAAAAAATATGAATACAAAATGAAAGAGCAGGCTGAACATTTTTATTCAAAAGGTATATTAAATAATATAGATTTTTATTATTTAATTGGCGATAAAGAAAAATTTAAAAATTTAAAGAAAGATTATTTATTTGATAAAAAGTTTATATATACAAATACGAATGATGATTATTTATCATTACCACATAAAGTTATAGTTGGTATGAAAGCTGCTTATGAAAATTTAAAATTCGATTACTTATTAAAAACAGATGATGATCAACGATTTGTTGGTCCGTTAAATTTTTTTGAAATATTGGATAAAAAAATAAATGAAACTTCCCCCGATTATTTGGGTTTTAAAATAACATGTAAAGAACACAAAACAAATAATTGGATGCATCATAAAGAAGTTCCGAGAGAATATTTGGTTGGCGATGATATTGTATGGAGTAATGGTCGTTTTTATGGTTTATCTAAACGAAATTTGCAATATTTATTAGAAAATAAGTTTGATTTGATTAAAAAGGAATTATTGGAAGATTGGGCTATTGCAAAATATCAAAAATTGGAATATAGAAATAATTTCTTATCTATTCAAACGGATAAAATTTTTATAGACATGGAAGTATATAATGGAAGAAAAATAAATATGATATTTTAATATGATATTTTAATATGATATTTTATTCAAAATAAGTATTAGAATTTATATTTTTGTCATCAATAAATAAATCATATGCTGGTTTACCCATTCTTAGTTCATGAAATTTACATTTCCAACTTTTTAATTGTTCGTAAGTTATATTAAACCATAGTTTTTGTGTTACAGAACCTCGAGCGGTCCAATAAATTATTTTATGTCCTTCATCGTATAATTTATTAATTTTATTTATTCTTTCTAGATAAGGAATCGCTTTTGAATAATCCATTTTTGTTCCTTCTTCTTTTTTATAAAAACAAATTGTATCATCAATATCAACAAATATTTTCATTTAAATACTATTTAAAAAGGAATATTTAAGTAATTTATAATGGTAAAAGTAATTGCTGAAATAGGAATTAATCACAATGGTTCAATTGATTTATGTAAACAGATGATGATGTTAGCAAAAATAGCAGGTTGTGATTATGCAAAAATCCAAAAACGTAATCCAGATGTTTGTGTTCCTGAAAAACAGAAGTCTAAACCTAAATCAACACCTTGGGGAGATATGACATATATTGAATATAAATATAAGATTGAATTCTCCGAAGAACAAATAGTAGAGTTGATAGAATTTGGAAAAAAAATAGGTATTGAATTATTTGCAAGCACTTGGGATAAAGATAGTGTAGATGTAATGGCAAAATATACAAAGATTGGTAAATTAGGAAGTGCTTCTATTAATGATTTAGAATTATGTAAATATGCCAGAGAAAAATTTGATTTTTTAATTATTAGTACTGGAATGAGCACAGAAGAAGAAATAGAGGAATGTGTAAAAGTATGTAATCCAGATGTTATTATGCATACAAATTCAACTTATCCCTGTCCCGATGAAGACTTAAACTTACGCTATATTGAATGGTTAAAACAGAAATATCCTAATAAAGAAATTGGTTATAGTGGTCATGAATATAGATTGTCTACAACTGTGGTAGCAGTTGGATTAGGAGCATCATGGGTTGAAAGACATATTACATTAGATAGAAAAATGTGGGGAAGCGACCAAAAATCATCTATTGAACCTGCTGGATTATTTCATTTAATGGAACAAATAAAAGTTTGTGAAAAGGCAACTCAATTTCCACCTCAAAAAAGATTACAATTTGAAGGTGAAAATGCAAAAAGAGAAAGTCTTAGAAAAAAATTATAACTTTTAGTTTAAATATAATAATAATTTTAGTATTATATTTATAAATGGAAAAAATTGATATTAATTTTCCTAATGATAAAAATACAGTATTATTTGTTACTGGTGGTTGTGGATTTATTGGTTCTAATTTTATTAATTTGATTTTAAATTCTTATGATAAAATTAGTGTAGTTAATATAGATGCTATGTATTATTGTGCCAGTGAAGATAATATTTCAGAAAAATGGCGAAATTCTGATAGATATACTTTAGTTAAAGGTAATTTATGTTCTATAGATTTAGTAAATCATTTATTTTCTGTTTATAATCCAACACATATTATTCATTTTGCAGCACAATCACATGTTCAGAATTCATTTACTCATTCATTAAATTTTACACAAGATAATATTCTAGGAACTCATACACTATTAGAAGTAACAAGAAAATATAATAAAATAAAAAGATTTATTCACGTTTCTACAGATGAGGTTTACGGAGAATCATTGTTATCTGCTCATGAAAAACATAAAACAGAACATTCTATCTTATGTCCTACTAATCCTTATGCTGCTACAAAAGCTGGGGCAGAATTAATAGCCCAATCATATAATCATTCATTCAATATGCCAATTATAATTACTAGAGGTAATAATGTTTACGGTCCTAATCAATATCCTGAAAAAGTTATTCCAAAGTTTATAAAACAACTTTCTGAAGATAAAAAAGTAACAATTCAGGGTGACGGTAGTTGTGTTAGAGCACTATTACATGTTCATGATACTGTTACCGCATTCAAAGCTATATTAGAAAAAGGTAAAATAGGAGAAATTTACAATATTGGTTGTGATGATGGAATGGAATATTCCGTTATGGAAATAGCAAAAATATTAATAAAGAAAATAAAAAAAACAGAAGATTATGATAAATGGATTGACTACATTGAAGATAGACCATTTAATGATAAAAGATATTATATTAGTAACCAAAAATTGAAAGATTTAGGCTGGAAAATCACTATTGATTTTGAGAAAGGATTAGATTTATTATAAAATCTATATCTTTTTTTTCCATATCTATAGTGCATGGTAAACATAAAATGTTATTAAAAATTTCCATAGTATTTTTGGTTTCTAATAAAGGATGATAATATTTTCTACAGAAAATATCATTTTCTAACAATTTAAGTCTAATATTATCGTCATAGTTGTCAAAAAGTAAACAAAAACAACTAGCCATAATTTTACCTTCATCGTGGAATGATGGGAATAATTTTATTGGTAAACTAAGATTAAGAATTTGAGTTTTAAAATAATTATATAATTCTTTATGTTTTTTTATTATATTATCAAAGTTATCTAGATATTGTATTATGTATACTGCTGCTATATCGGACATTTTATGATTATTCCCTTCTCTAACCCAATATTTTTCTGTTAAGTCTATTCCAAAATTGTTTAAACATCGTACATTTTTTTCATATTTTTTATCTACAATAATAGCACCTCCTTCTCCAAATCCCAATGGTTTTGTATGATGAAAACTAATAGTGCAACCATGTCCATAATTACAACAAGATTTACCTTTATAAAATGTAAATGGAGTTGCAGCATTATCAAATATCAAGAATTTATTATTTTCGTTTGCCCATTTTTCATATTTTTCAATATCGACAATGTTACCAAAAATATTTGTTACTATAATTCCTCCAATAGATTCATCTAATTCTTCTAAATTTAATCCACCATCTTTATCAATATCTACAATTTTAGTATTTGATAATGTTCCTTGGGCGGATGGTGGAAAAGTAAATGATTGTGTAGCCCAATTTATTTTTTTTTTATGTAAATATTCAATAGAAGCAGTTAAAGAATGAAGAGCTACCGAACCATTTGTTACAACGATAATTGCTTTGTTATCATCAATTTGTAATTTTTCTCTAATAATATTTTCTAATAGTTGGACGTTTGGACCTCCATTAGTAAATTGTCCCGTCTGTATGGATTTTTCTAACAAATTATTAACTCTGTTTAAATTAATTCGTTTATTTGGAACCCAATTTATTTTCATATATTATATTATATAAATAAATATTTATATAATATTATTTTATATATTATATAAATAATTTAAATATATGTTAATGGATATTATTATAAATTAATGGAACGTAAAGAAATTTTCATAATTAATTACAAAAGAACTCCTATTGGTAATTTTCTATCTAAATTATCATCATTATCTGCAGTAGAATTGGCATCATTATTAATTGAAAAATTATGTAAAGATATTAATAAAGATGATATTGGTCGTGTTTACATTGGAAATGTTCTGTCGTCTGGGTTGGGACAAAATATAGCAAGACAAATAAGTTTTAAAAATAATATAAATTCCCCTTCAGTAACAATAAATAGGGTATGTAGTTCGGGAATGCAAAGTATTATAGAAGGATATAAATCAATTTGTTTTGGTGAAAGCGAATTAGTATTAGTAGGAGGAACTGAATCAATGTCTCAATCTCCGTATATTATAGATAAGTTAAGAAAAGGTAATAAATTTGGAAATATGAATTTAAAAGATACATTACTTCTAGACGGTTTAACCGATCCATTTTCTGGAAATCACATGGGTGAATTAACAGAAAACACTATTGAAAAATATGAATTAACTAGAAATGAATTAGATAATTATTCTAAAATGTCTTATAAACGAGCTAGGAATTCTTATGAAGAAAATAAATTTAAAAATGAAGTTATTGATATTGAAATAAAAAGTAGAAAAGATAGTATTATTGTAAATGAAGACGAAGAAGTTAATAAAATAAAAGACTTAGATAAATTATATAATTTAAAACCGGTTTTTTGTAAAAACGGTAAATTAACGCCAGGAAATTCTAGTAAATTAAGTGATGGAGCTTGTTTATTACTTTTAGCAAGTAAAGAATATATAGTAAAGAATAATATTAAACCTATAGCTAAAATATTAGATTTTGATTTATCAGTGGGAAATCCGCGTGATTTCTCTGTTGTTCCTATAAAATCTGTGAGACAGATATTAAAAAATAATAATTTAACAAAAGATGATATTGACTATTTTGAAATAAATGAAGCATTCGCAAATGTCCCAGTATTATTAAATAAAGAATTAGGTGTTGATTATAAAAAAATTAATATATTTGGTGGAGCAATTGCTATGGGACATCCACTTGGATGTTCTGGTGCTAGAATAGTAACAACATTATTAACAATATTACAAGATAAAAATGCTAATTTAGGATTAGCATCTATATGTAATGGAGGAGGTGGAGCAACAAGTTTACTTATTGAAAAAATAAATTAAAATAATATAATAAATATTTAAATATAATAAATATTTAAATATTTATTATATTATTTATTAGACATGGATAAATATAAAAATATCTATAAACATTACGAAAAATGTTTAGAAGAAAACGGTGATAGCCATTTGGGTGTAGATTGGCCTAATTATGACGATATGATTAGAAGATATAAAATAATGCTTAATATTTTAAAGTATTCTAATAAAAATCAAAATAGTTCTATTTTAGATTTTGGTGCTGGTTGTGGTGGAATGTATGATTTTATAAAAAGTAATAATTATAATCTAAATTATACTGCACTTGATATATCGCAAAAGTTTTGTAATACAATTAAAAAGAAATTCAATGATATTGATGTATTAAATATAGATATTTTAAAACAGGAAATAAATTCTAATTATGATTTTATTATTTTAAATGGTGTTTTTACTGAAAAAAGGGATTTAAATGATACTGAAATGTGGGATTTTTTCACTAATATCTTAAAAAAATTATGGAAAAATACTAATATTGGTATAAGTTTCAATGTAATGACTCCTATTGTTGATTGGAAGGATGATAAATTATTCTATCTATCATATGATATATTAGGGAAGTTTTTGAAAGAAAATCTATCTCGCAATTATATATTTAATCAATCATACGGTTTATGGGAATATACAGTTTACGTATTTAAAGATTCTCATTAAAAATAATTATAAAGACATTGCAACTTTTTCTATATCAGATTTTCCTTTAGGTTTTGCTGGAACACCCATATATACAGTAAAAGCAACAGTATTTTTTGTGACACTTGCAGACATTGCAATTAATGTTCCATTTTCAATTATTAATCCGTCCCTTAAAGTGCAATTAACACCCAACCATGAATGAGATTTAATTATACAATTACCAGAAATAACACAATGTGAAGTAATAAATACATGATCTTCAATTTTGCTATGATGTCCTATATGATTACCACTCCATAAAACACAATTATTTCCTATTTCAACATAAGGTTGAATTGTATTATCTTCCAATATAAAACAATTTTCCCCTATTTTTTCAGTTAATATAGTTGCTTTTGAACTTAAATAAGTATAAAATTTATAACCTTTTATCTTACCTTCATTATATACTGATTCCCTAATTTTATTTAAATTTTTCCCGCTTAATGGAGCAAATAAGAAATATTCCGATGGCGGATAATTCTTTTCTATATCTTCAAAATCTACAACAGGTTTATCTTTAAAAATATCACAATTTTTAAATTTTTTATGAACTGTAAATGCTTCTACTTCTAAATTTGTATCATTTCTAATATAATATTCTGCTAATTCCGCTAGTTGGTTCGTTCCAAAAATAACCACTTTACTACACATATTATGTATATATTTTTACTATTTATTTAAATATTTTTATTATAATATTTTAATTATATTATTTAAAATAATATAATTAAAATATTATATATATATAAATATAATGTCAAAAATTATTATATTTTTAGTTATTCGTAATGAATCAGAGTATTTAATAGAATGGCTACAATATCATTTGGCTTTGGGAGTTGATAATTTTATTATATTGGACGATGAATCTAGTGATAATACTTTTGAAACACTTAAACCTTTTATAGATTTAAATATAGTACATTATTTTAAAGAATCTTTCGGCCCAACATCTCGAACTCAAAGAACAAAATATTACAATTTATTTAAAGAACAATATGATAAATCTATTTTGATATTTATAGACATTGATGAATTTATTTACATAAAAGGTAATAATTTAAAAATTCTATTGGGACCAAACTTTAATATTATAAATAATTTTATGATGGAAGATAGGGTTTATCGTAAAACAAAAAAAAATAATTTCAATTTGCTGAATGAAGATATTTACAAGTTTAAATTAGGTTTTCCCCATGTAAAAAAAACAATAATAAGGATTAATAAAAATAAAATTCCAACCTTTGAAAATTCACATTGTGTGTGGTATGATGAAAAAACATTTAAAGGTGTTGGTTATGATATTGGATATTTTCATATAAAATGGTTGAGTTTTCAAGAAGAACAAAATAAAGTAATAAAATATAAAAAAATTAATTGTAACTCATACTATTCTGGTTCCCGTAATAGTACTGATAATGGTGTTGAAAAAAAAACAATTATAGCTAATCTAGAAAAAAAACTTAATAAATTAGTTATAATTAAAAAATATGTAAAAATAAATATTTATGCTAAAAATTTATTTAAAAAATTTTATATTGAAAATGGGTTTTTATTTGTTCCTAATTTTTTTGATGCGAAAAAAATAGATATTATTTGTAATGAAGCTAAAAATATTTATAAAACACAAATGATTAAATTAAACTTAATAAATGATAAAAATATTTCTAATATTGAATTTGAAGATTCAATCAAAATATTATTTAATAATCATTTTGAGACGTTTTTAAATTGTGGGAAGCAATGCCAACATTTAATTAATTTATGGAAATTATCACTAGATGATGATTTAATTCAGTTCTTAAAAATATTAGGCATTAAAAATCCTCATATTTCGACAAGACCTGTTCTTTTTTCGAATAGTAAACATATCGCAAAAAATAAAATAAATCATACTGTTCCACCACAGCAAGACTGGGCATCAATGCAAGGTTCAATAAATAGTATAGTAGGTTGGATACCATTAGTTGATATTAATCAAGAATTAGGTTCTATTGCTTTAGTTCCCAAAAGTCATAAAGAAGGTTTATTAAGTAAAGAAAAGGAAGGGAATTTTGGAATTGTAAATAATTATAAAGACACTGATTTTATATCATTTAATGTTAAAAAAGGAGATATTATATTTTTCAATAGTTTTTTAGTTCATAAATCTGGTAATAATATAACAAACAATATAAGATGGTCTTGTCATATGAGATATAACGATTTGGATGAAAAAAGTTTTATTGAAAGAGGTTATCCCAATGCATATGTATATAAACCAATAGAACAAATTTTAACACCTAATTTTGATACAAAAACGGAAATTAATAAATATATTCAGCGCAGCCTAAATTTATTTTCATAATGTTTAATTTATTCAAATATATTTTAAATTACAATTTAACAACCTTTTTTAAAATCTTTATTACTCGTTATTATATAATTAATAATAATATATTATTTATATTATTATATTATTTATTTGTAAAAATAAAATTTATTTGTTGCAATCTCTCCTCTAATATTTTTTTTATTACAAAAATCATCTACAGCTTTTTTTACTGATAAAATATTTGTATAATCATCTAATAATATTAAACCACCTTTCTTTACTTTTGGATAATATAAATCTAAATCATTCTTTACTCCTTCATAAGAATGGTCTCCATCAATATAAATTGCATCAATACTATTATTATTAAATTTATTTACAACACCCGTAGAAAAGCCTTTAATTAGTTTCATAAATTTATAATCGTAATGATTTATAATATTAATTAAATTAGTATAATTTTCCTTATGTAAATTCAAAAATTTATTTAATGAACTTTTAGTCCAAAAATTATTTGGTATCCCATTGATACCAATTTTTTCTATGTTTTCCCAACAATCAATTCCAAATAACTTTATATTCTTATTAATTAATAAATCGGCTGTTTTTAAAAGACTTCCTCCACCATGAACGCCTATTTCAACAATTACACCACCTTCTTTCACATTATTTTTTATATAATTTTCCCATAAATCTAAAATGTCACCACAGAAAGATTTTATTTTAAAATCTCTATATTTCATAAGCCTTCCTAAATTTTCATCGATATCATAATATGAAAAAAAGTCAATATATATATAGATAAGTAAAAATATTTAAAAAATAAATTACTTATTTAAAAAAAAATATTACCAATTAATGTATTTTTATTTTTACCAAAATCATCTTGGTTTAATAAAATAAAATATTCATCATTTTTTATAAAAATTTCTAGATAACAATACCAATTTGATATTGATATATTATTTTGTATCTCCACTTTTTTAGTCTCATAAAAATTAATTAAATCTTTTGATTTTGAGGAATAAATATTATAATAATATTCATTTTTATTTTCATGTTTATGTCTAATAGAAAAAATTATGAAATATATATCTTGTTTTTTTTCAATATAATGTAACAAATGTCCTTTATCTGTTTTATAATTAACAATTTTGTCAAAATTAGGATTATACGAATTACCATTTTTAATAAAACTGAATAAATATTTACCCCAATAATAATCAGGACGTTCTTTATCTACCTCTATTTTGGAAGATAAAATATAATTGTAATATAGTTTTGAAATTAAATGATTTTCTAATTCTAATTTTTCTATTTTTAATATTTCAAAATTTTCTAAATTTTTTTTTTTTATATAATATTTATAATATTTACATGAATGTTTTGTTTTATTAATGGACTTTTGTTCTATTAAAAATATAAAATAATTTTTTTCCTCCATTATCTGCCAAATTAATGTGCTAGACTCAAACTTATGTCTAATATTTATTTTTTTTTTAAGATTCATATTTGTGTCATATTTGAAACATTCTATAATAAATTTATTTAGATTTGTTTCATTATCAATTATCGAATTAATACCATAAATGTAATAATAGTCATTATAATAAACAATTCTTGGAAATTTTATTTTTGCTAACTCTTTATTTATTTTAATATAAACCATATATTATTATAAATATGTATATTTTTAAATTATTTTAATCTGTATTTGGAAAATAATTGATTTTTTTATCTTTACATAATTTATTTGTTAATTTTTTATATATTTCTTTATTCACTATATTTTTATAAATTGTATGCTGAAATTCTTTACTTAGTCAGTTCAATAATTAACTGTAGATTTTCTTCCCCATGAGAATCTAAATTTTTTAATTCATCGTAACGACTATCTCTATATTTACATATATTGAATTTACTAAAACCAATTTTCTTACTTTTCCTTTTAATATCCTCTGTTGTATAAATAAATTTATGACCATCTGAATTATAATTTGTGTTTTTACATAGTAAATTTGGACCTCTCCAATTACTCTCTCCAATCATGGCATAATTTAACCATTGCTCTTTAGTGTTAAATAATTGCTTTATATTTTTATTCTGTGTAGAATCATTCCAATTTTGATATACTTTTAAATATAATTCTAAATCGGGACAAATAACTCTAAAAACTCCTCCTTTTTTTAAAATTCTATAAGCTTCTTTTAATATATTATAACCTTGAATTTCTGTGAAATGTTCAATAACATGTTCTGAAAATATAAAATCAACAACATTATTTGAAAAATTAAGAGGTTTTCTTAAATCAGCTATTATTGTTTTTTCGTTTCCACATTTATCCCAGTCTAAATTCAACCAACCTTCTAGATGTGTTCGACCACAACCCAAATGTATTTTCATTATAGTTTATATTATATAAATATTTTTTAAATTTTATTTTTGTTAATTCTTTATTATTTTAATATAAACCATATTTTAATATAAACCATATATATTAAATTATTTTATCTGTATTCTGGAAAATAATTGATTTTTTTATCTTTACATAATTTATTTTTTAATTTTTTATATATTTCTTTATTCACTATATTTTTATAAATTGTATACTGAAATTCTTTATTTGAAAGTTTTCTTTTAAATTCACTTAAACTATCACCTTCTTTTAAACCACCACCTAGTACATAAAGTTTGTAATTATTTTGAATACCATATTTTATCACATTATAATGCAAAAAATTGTTACATCCATAATTTCTATATTCTAATAATGAACCTCCAATATGATAATGTAATAATTTATTATATTTAAATATAATACAGCTTGCACATATTTTTTTTTCTAAATAAACACAAGCAATAAAACAATTAGTAAGACAATTATAATAATCTTTATTGAAATAATAATATTTTGTTGAATTTAAATTATTCATTGTTAAATCATAAACAACTTTAAAATTATTAAAATTATTGTTATTATATTCTAAAATTTTAAACTCTAGGTTATTTTTTATAGCATTCCTAATCATTCTTCTATTAGATTTACTTGTTGCTTTCAAATAACTGTTATCATTTAATTTTTCTAAATTAATACTATAAATTTTTCTACTTAAAATAACATCATAACAAGTAATATTAATATTTATATAAGGATTTTGTCTTAAAACTTCTGTTACATAATTTTTTTCAATTGCTTTTTCTCTGAATAATGGGAGAAATTCTTCAAAAGTATCTTTTTTTTTATAATAATATCCAGAATATCCATATGGTGTAATTAAATCATAATAAATTTTACCCTGGAACTCTACTGGTCTTTTTAAATATACATAGATTAAATCTTTATATTTACATAATTCCCATATAGCATTATCTGAATATTCGCACGCTGTCCCATACTTAGGTGTAAAATATATATCAGGATAATTTATATCAACATTTTGAATTGTATTTTTATCATAAAATTCCATTTTATACATTAATAATTGTTTGTATTTAATTGATTTAATATTTAATATTTTTATTTATTTAAAAATAGAGCTTTGGTTTATATATAAATCAATATGAGCAATAATATATTTTTAAATATTATTGTTTTATTTTCACCTAATTATGAAAAGACTAATCAATTGGGTTGTGTAATAAAGAATATTTCATTAATAAATCAATTTATAGCATTTTATAGAAGTATAAAAAAAAATATAAAAAATATTAAATATGATATATCAATAGTTCATCATAAAGATTTTAATATGAAAGACCTTAGTAAATTGAATTCTATAGATGTCAACTTAATAAAATTTGATTGTGATAAAATAGAAGATGTTGCTTTATCAAGATACAATGTTGATACAAGAATTAAAGGAACACATAGACTTATTGCTGAAACTGATATGTTATTTTTAAAAGAACCTAATTTTAATTGGAATGTTGATTTTCAAAAAATGTATGCAGGTTCTTCAAAAACTTTTCCCATTAATATAATGAATAAAATTTATAAAATTTATAACATTAAAAATAAATATATAAAAAATTATAATATAAATCATGATTTATTTGTTTCGTATAATGTGAAAAAAATTAATAAAAAATATTTATTTCCTCATTTTAACAATGGATTAACATTAATTAAAGAGGATTTTGCAAAAAAATTTTTTGAAAAAATTATATCTTTAGATTTATTTAATAGATTTTATATTAATTTTGACAAAAAATATTATTATCACGCTTTTCAAATAATATATGGTTTAGTACTATTAGAATTAACAGATAATTGGGAACCATTTGAACCCGGTATTAACTATTTATTAAAAGTTTATAATTGTAATAAATTTGGTAAAGATAATATTTCCTTATTGCATTATTGTGGGTGTGGTGCTGGAAAAATTGCTTTGAAAGAATTTCCTGATTATTTTAAAAATTAAATTTAAATTTAATATACATTAAAATTTATTGTACATTAAAAATTAAATTATATTATATATAATCATGAATACAATTTATTTTAACAATAATGAACTAAAAAATAATATGATAACAATTAATTATTGGCCAAAAAACATTTATACATTCGATTTTTTTATTGAAAAATCAAGACAAATAGTTTTAAAATATATTGTAGATAAAATTAAAAATGATGACCCTATTCTTATATATTCTTTATGTAGAACAACTTGTGTATCTATTTTATATGTTCATGAATTAAGTAAAATTATTAATAATAAAATAATTTTAATACTATTTTCTCCACTGTTAACACTGAATAATAAAATTTTTTTAGATAAAAGTGGATTTGGAAAAATGCATTCAATTCATAAAATTTTTTCTAATTTTAAAAATAACAAAGAATATGAAGAAATCGTAACACAAGTTTTCAAAAATAGTTTGATTACAAAAATTTGTTATTTTTCAGAATTTGATAAAACATATCCAAGAGAATTTAATAAAAATATATATAAAATATCTAATAATTTGAAGATTTTCGAATTTAAAAAATCAAAATTACATAACTTTTTTTCATTATTTTATTATTGTTATTCAAAAAATTTTGAGAAATTTAGAAAAAGAAACCATTATTTAAAAGAAAAAGATATACGCATGGTAACATCTATTTGGGATAGCAATTTAACAATTGAGGAATTATCTAAATGTATTATCAAAAATAATTTTGATATATTTTTAAAATATAAATTTATTGAAATGGAAAAATATAATTAACAAAATCTAATCATATATTTTTAAATATATTTTTAGTATTCATCAAAATATAATGGTGTAATTACAATTTTTGAATAATATAATCTATATTTTTTCCATTTAAATTAATTCTTGGATTTTTTTTTAAATCATCAATATTTACAATATCATCAACTAATCCTATGTCTAGAATTTTATTCTTATTATTAGATACTATTTTATTTATTGCTTTTGGTGATTCTCTTTCATGATTACCCACTTTATATGGTAAATAATCATCAAAAACAATATATCCTCCTTTATTAACTAATGGAAAATAATTATTGAAATCATTTATAATTCCATTGTAACTATGGTCGCCATCAATAAATAACAAATCAATGCCTTCTGGAAAATATTCTTTTACTAAATCTATTGTAGATTTGGTTTGAGAATTTGCTTTTAATAGTTTACATTCATAATTATTTATATTAAATTTCTTAACATTGTCATTTGCTAATTTTTCCATATTTGTAATTTTACTATTCCCCCATCTTTTAAATATATCTATTCCAATGTATTTTGAATTATATTTACTCTGTAACATATTGCAAATCGAATGCCCGTAATGAGTGCCTATTTCTAGATAGTTTTTACATTTCTCCTTCATAATATAATCTTTTATATACAAAACAATGTGGTGAAAATTATGATGAATTCTTTTAAATTGGGGGTCATCCGCTCCGAGCATAGTTTGTGAAGTCTTCAAACTAATATTTTTGGTTAATTCTAAATTTTCCTTATTAATCTCCATACTTTATAATATTTATATAATATATATTCTTTATATAGATACTTAAATATTTAAATTAAATATAAGTCATAATATAGTTATGATTAATATTTTAATACAAGAAAATTATATTAAGAAAAAAAAATATATTAATATGATTGAAAATATTAAAAAATCAAAACATATTAATGTATATAATTTTAACAATAAAAATGATATTAAAGTATTAACTGAAAAACACAAATTAGAAAATATTATTACAGTATGTCATAACAATCTAGATATCAAAATATCATATACTAATATTATTTCCGCACTTAAAAATGTATTAAAATTAATGCCAAATATGAAAAAAAAAATGGATATATTGAAAAATATATGTTTGAATATCCCAATAATTTTATTTTCATGTGGACCATCTTCTGATATAAATTTAAAAAAAATGAAAGAAATAGAAGATAATTATTTAATATTAGCTGTAAAATACAGTAGAGATATTTTGTTAAAGAATAATATATTTATTGATTTTACATTACAATCGCATTTTACTCATAAAGGATATAAACTTGTTAATTCAAATGAAGAAAATACAATTAGTTTATTAATTATATCTGAATGTTGGCCTTCATCAATCAGAACTTCTCTTCATTCTAAAAGTGATATTATATTTACACCATACAATAATGTTAATTGGACACATGACAAAACATTTAATAATCTCATTACTAAAAAAAATATTAATATTATTACAATCAATGATAATAAAATAAAAGAAAAATTAATTGTGTTTTTTAAAGCTCATATAATGTTAGAAGTTTCTATTCCATTTTCAATGTATATTGGTTGTAAAAATATATTTACATTTGGTTGGGATGGTCCTAAAAATGGAAAATATAATTATGCAAGCGGGAAAGAATTAAATTTACCAAATAGAATTTCTGCTGTTAATAATAGAATTGTAAATAATGCTACTATTAAAGAATATGGTTTTATAAAAACAATAGATAATGAAATATTTATTAAAAATAATATTAATGTCTATAAATGTAATGAAATTTCACCTATAAAATTGAGATTTAAAGATATATTAAATAATTAGTTTAAATATAATTTTAAAACTGCAATTATATTTAAATTTTATAATGCTTTATATTACCTTTATATCAAATTAAAGTTATTTTTTATAATATTATCTCGAATAATTTTCATCTCAATTATACAAGGGTGATTTCTTGGAGGACCATTTTTATAAAGCGGATCTTTTCTATAATCATTTCAACTAACTAAATAGTCTCTATATTATGATAATTTTTTATAATATAATTTTGAAAATACTGATTTTCATTATATAAACTATGACAACCATATTTTTCATTTTTTTTTACATTTAATCTTGTTAAATTTGTAAATCCAATTAAAACTAATTTACTATAATTTACTTTATCTATTATATTTTCTAACACTCCAAAACCAGTTGTTGGACTTAACTTACTATTATTATTTGAAAGATAAGAAAAATTATAATTTTCTAATTCTAATTTATTCAACGTTTTTTTAAATGAATTATTTATATCTAGTTGTTTGGTATTATCAACCTTTGTAAATACAGTATGTTTGTACCTATTTAAAGAATTTTTATTAAAATTATTAAAATCTCCATTTTTATTGCTTCTGTAAAACATAACATCACATCTATTAACAAAAATTTTAGCTAGTAATTTCTTTGGATCTCCATTAAATCTTATTACAACAGAATTGTCATCTACAACACAATTTTTTATTTTATCAATATTTTTTATTGATGGATTATTTGCTATTAAAAATATTACTTTATTATCCAAATAATTATTATTGTTTAAAAAAAAATTATTATACATTTTTAGACTTATATATTATAAATATATAATTAATTTTGACATTTATTTATCAGCTAAAAAGAATGTTTCAGAATTTACGTTTTTATCATCAATAAATAAATCATATGCAGGTTTTCCCATCTTTAATTCATGGAAAAGACACCCCCATTGTTTTCTATAATCATTTTATATAAAAACTATTATAATCTTTATATTAAAATTGTTTTATTGTATATCACCTTTAATACTATCAATATATACTACTTCTCTTTATCACATAAGAATAAATTTTATTCTCTTAAAAAATTATGGGTAATTAACCATTCTTTATGGTGTATTTTATTTGGATTTTTTTTTATTTCTTTTTGTCTTATTATCTTTTCATTTTCTAATGATAAAATATAATAATTATTCTTTTTTATTTTATTTTTAATTATTTCATCATTAATTGTAATATCTATTTGAAAATGTAATTTATTATTTGTTTCCATTCTCATTCTGAAATTATTTTTTTTTGTTATTATTCTTAAATCAAACATTTTATACTTATTAAAATATTTGCTTGTAAAATTAAATATTTTTTCAAAATCTGTATGAGATACGTAAATATCTAAATCTTTTCCTATAGCATATTCATTTGGAAATTTTTCTGGGTTATATGGAACATCTATTTTTGTTAAAGCATAATCAAATATTTTTATTTTATTAATGTATTCATTTAAATCTAATATAAACATTTAAAACTGAGTTATATTTTAAATATAAAAATATAATTTAATTTTAAATGAGTATTAAATCAAATTTCTCAGGGTTTATTTGGTCACCCGCAAAAAAATTTAAAGATGAAATATTGGAACATATTAACAAAAAATTTCCCGTATTGCATTATTATACATATGATTTTAAAAATAAAGAAGAATTTAAGAATTCAGTTTTAGATATATATACAACAGATGATATTTCACCTGAAAAAGTTGAAAATATAAAAATTAAGAACATGTTAAATCATTCTTTATCTTATACATATTTTCAGTTTTATATAAAAGAACCTAAGTTTAGAAAAAAACATAAAACAAATAATAATATTTCTACCAGTGTTGAAAATATAAAAAAACAAATTAGACAAATTTATAAAAGTAAAGTAACTAACTATATTTATGATATAATTATTCATATTAGTGATAATTTTAAACAAACAAAAGATATTGATATTATTATGAAAAAATATGAAAAACATAGAAAACAAGAATTTGTAAATTTAAAATATTTCTTAAAATGCAATTTTAGGAACAATGTATTTAATAGAGCAGATATGCTCGTTAGAAAACATTCAATAGAAAATTATTTAAAAGATGAAAAATTTAATTTTTTAATGTATAAAAAAATGCAAAAAATAAGAGTAAATGGTGATGGAAATGTTTATGTTAATAAATTTAAAAATTTAATTAAATCTATAAAAAAAAATGGTTTTATAAATAGTTATCCTATAATATATTCATCAAATTATCAATTAACCGATGGTAGTCATAGATTATCTATTTATTTTTTATTTAATAAAACTTTTATTCCAGTATATAACGATATAAAAAAATCTATTTTAAAATATAAGCGTTTACCATCTGAATATTCAATAAACTGGTTTATAAAAAAAAATTTTACGAAAAATGAATTAAGTATAATAGAAAATGAAATAAAAAATTTAAAGAAATATCTTAATCTACCATAGTTATATATTATTTTTAATCCATTGATTTTATATAAATTTCAGCTTTTTTCCAATCTTCCATGCTATCAATATCTACTGTATCATTTTTATTCATTACATAAGGATAAATTTTATTGCCACTAATTGTTCCTCTTTCTAAAAGTGTTGTATTAAAAATATCTATATATCCATTGTGTAAGTATGTTTTTGGTAAAATTTGTCTGCATTGATTAAACGGTTCTTTTATATTGTTTATTTCTCTATATAATGGTTGTAATTCATATTTATCATTTATATTATACATTTTATAGGGTGATTTCTCAAATTCAACAACAGTCCGTAAACTATCATATTTTTCATGGTTTTCTGAAAATAACTTTAAACATTTGTTTATATCTTCTACTTTTCTACAAGGTTGTGTTGGACGCAATTGTAGTATAATATCAGGATTATAATTTTCATTTTTTTTAAACCATTCAACTGCGTGTTTTATACATTCGTAATCAGTTGATAAGTCACCTGAAATTTCTTTAGGTCTTAAAAAAGGAACTTCTGCTCCCCATTTTTTTGCAATTTCTGAATATTGTATACTATCTGTAGAAACAATAATTCGCATTTGTTTATTTAAAAAGGTTTTTTTCGCTTGTTCAATTGACCAAGCTATTAAAGGTTTCCCATTAAATTTTTTTATATTTTTATTAATAATGCCTTTAGACCCTGAACGTGCTGGAATTATACATAATATCTTCATATAATTATAAATATTTGTATTTATTATATATTTAAATATTTTATTTGATAATTTAAATATAATGAAAATAGGGATTATTGGAAACGGATTTGTTGGAAAAGCAACAAAAATTTTACAATGTAAAGATATTGAGATGTTATGTTATGATATTAATCCAGAATTATGTGAACCAAAACATTTAAAATTAAACGATATGGTAGATTGTGAAATTATTTTTATAAGTGTTCCAACACCAATGAATAAAGATGGTTCTGTTTATTTAAATATAATTCAATCTGTATTAAATGATTTAAAAAATGTAAATTTTGAAAATTTTATTGTTATTCGCTCAACTGTTCCTCCCGGAACTAGTGATTCTTTTAATTGTTATTTTATGCCTGAATTTTTAACTGAAAAGAATTATAGAAATGATTTTATTAATAATCCACTATGGATTTATGGTTTATTGGGAAAAGATAGTGATGAATTTTTTAAAAATAAAATTAGAAAATTAATTAATTATGCATATGAAAATAAATGTATAAAATCAAACAACATAAAATTTATGTCTAATAAAGAAGCTGAATTGGTAAAATATTTTAGAAACACCTTTTTATCTGTAAAAGTATCATATTGTAATGAAATATATGAATATTGCAATAAAATAGGTATTAATTATGAAAATGTAAGGAATATTGCAGCATCTGATAAAAGAATTGGATTATCACATACAATGGTTCCGGGACATGATGGAAAATTAGGATTTGGTGGGACATGTTTTCCAAAAGATACTAACGGACTTTTATTTGAAATGAAAAGGAATGGTATGAAATCATACATATTAGAAAATGCAATAAAACGCAATGAAGAAGTAGATAGAAACGAGAAAGATTGGACTAAAAATAAAGGTAGAAGCGTTGTTTAAATAAACATATCTACTATTAATTTTTCTAATGTATCATAATCGCGTGTCCAACCAATTTTATTAATAGCTTTTGATGGGTCACCGAGTAAAATATCAACCTCACATGGTCTAAAATATCTTTCATTTATTTTTATTCTTGTAACATTGTTATCATCTACTCCAATTTCATCTATTCCTTCACCACGCCATGTGATATTTAATCCTTTAAATTTGAAGCATTTTTCAACAAATTCTCTCACGCTATATCTTTCGCCCGTAGCCAATACAAAATCAGCTGGGTTTCTATGCTGCAACATAAGCCACATACCTCTTACATAATCTTTTGCATGCCCCCAATCTCTTAAACTATTAATATTTCCTAATTCTATATATTCTTTCTTTCCAGAAATAATATCTTTCACTCCATTTACAATTTTCATAGTCACGAAATTTTCACCCCTTCTTGGTGATTCATGATTAAAAAGAATTCCATTTACAGCAAATAACCCATAACCTTCCCTATAAATTTTAACCATGTTATAAGCATATAATTTCGCAGCAGCATAAGGTGATACGGGATTAAAAGGAGTTTTTTCTGTTTGGGGTATTTCTAATACTTTACCATATAATTCACTTGTTCCTGCCTGATAAAATTTCACTTTTTCTTTAATTCTATCCGGTAAAGTTCTAATAATTTCTAATAATCTCATAACACCAATACCATCAACATCACATGTATACTCTGGGATTTCGAATGAAATAGCAACATGACTTTGTGCAGCTAAATTATAAATTTCAAAAACTTTAAAGTTAAAATTCTCATTAATAATGTCGTGGATGTATTTGGATAAACCGGAACCGTCTGATAAATCACCATAACGCATTGTGATTCTATTTCTTAAATGGTCTATTCTAGATGTATTAAATAATGATGTCCGGCGTTGTATTCCATAAATTTTATAATTTTTTTTTAATAAAAATTCAGCTAGATAAGAGCCATCTTGTCCAGTAATACCAGTTATAAATGCAATTTTACTCATCTATTTTAATATACATATTCAATAAAACTTTAAATATATTCATTTAAAAATATTTTATTAAATAATACATATAATGAGAATTCTTGTGACTGGAGGAACTGGTATGGTTGGAAGTAATATTAAAGATATTGTAGATAAAAATAAAGAACACTCTTTTATTTTTCTCTCGAGTTCAATTTGTGATTTAACAAATCAAACGGCAGTATTAGATTATTTTAAAAAATATGATTACGATTATATTATTCATTTGGCGGCATCTGTTGGTGGTTTATATAAAAATATGGAAAATAATATTAAAATGTTCACAGATAATGTTAGAATTAATGAAAATATTTTAGAAGCTTGTCATTTTAATGGTATTAAGCGCGGTATATTTTGCTTGTCATCTTGTGTTTATCCGGCAAATCCTTCAAAATTCCCAATGGATGAAACAATGATTCATGAATCTGCTCCTCACCCTTCAAATGAAGGATATGCTTATGCAAAAAGAATGTTGGAATTGCAAACAAGACAATATAATGAAAAATATGGACATGAATATATTTGTGTTACACCAGTAAATATGTATGGTAAATACGATAATTTTAATTTGATGGGTGGTCATTTTATTCCGATGATTATGCACCGTTTTTATAGAGAAAAAAAGAGATTAGAAATAGATAATTTTCCTAATTATTTTGCATTTGGAACAGGTAAACCTTTGCGACAATTTCTTTATGCAAAGGATTTTGCAAAAATTATTTTAAAAATTTTATTTGAATATGAAGGACCCGAAAGAAATATTATTTGTTGTAATGATAATGAATGGACAATTAAAGATGTTGTTCATAAAATTTTAGATACAATGGAAATTCCGAGAGAAGAATTGAAATGGAGGTCGTCGATGTCTGATGGATGTATGAGAAAAACAGTTTCAAATGCAAAATTAAAAGATATATATCCTAATTTAGAATTTATATCAATTGATGAAGGGTTAAAAATAACATATGAATGGTTTAAAGAAAATTATAAAAACATTAGAAATATCTAATGTAAATATTGAATAATAAATGTGTATATTCTTATATTAGTTTTTTCCCCCTACCTCCATCTGTCAATTCAATATTGGGATTATTAAAATCCGTCTGCAATTCCATATCATTTCTGATTGATTCCTCACCACGTTGCAACTCATATTCATTTTGCTGTTTATAGTCATTATTATTTTTAATAACTTGTAGGTATGCGATTTCTATAGTTTCTAAACTTGCTTTACTAAAAAAACTTAATAATTTATTTTTAACATCTTCTCGATTTGTTCCAACATTTTCAAAAAAATTACCATCATTCATATATTGATGTTTCCCATCATATTCCCATGATATTTTTTTATTATAATCATCATTTGATAAAGCCAACGATATTGGAACTGATTCCCATGGTTTATTTATTTTTGAAAATGTATTGTTTGGACCATTATTTATTGATTGTAAAATTCTATTATATAAATCATTTAACCATATATAATCATCATTATTAACGCATTTATCATTAGTATTATTGCAAAATGCAATAATACCATCGATTAAAGAGCAATAAAATAAATCACCATTCTCCTTCTCGGATTTTTCTACAATAATTTCATTATCGATATCTAACCCAAATTTAAGCGCAATATTGTTTTCAATACTGTAAATTAATAGAGAAAGAATAGTATTAACATTAAGTCTTATCGTGTATGCAGCCTCTGACTCATTATTTCTACCGGGGTCATGTTTACCAATCTGTAGTGTTTTTTCAATTGATTCTGGTAATGGATATTCATCTTCAGATAATCTTTTTTTAATATCTTTATAAATTTGCCATTTCGTCCAGTCATGTTTACCATATGGATTATAATATGCAATATATTTAGAACCATATGGATTTTTTATTATTTTATCATTATCCTTTGGATCCGCGATTTTCCAAGTTGGTATAGTTATCTTTGTAGTAGACCCAAAAGATTTAAGGTTTACTTCAACGTCTTCATGAGGTGTCCAACCAATTTCTCTGCTACTATTATTTTCTAATCCTTCATATAAATATTTTTTAAAAAAACCAAAAAAATTCATAACACTTTTTGTAGGATTTTTATTTGAAAATCCTTCGGTGGGTGTTGCTTCATACCATGTTCCATCAGAACGCTTAACGAAAATTTTTTTGGCCGCGTTTGCATCATCATATTCAAATTCGGTTGTATCTTCATTTTGAGTAGCACCTTCAACATAACAATTTCCGGTTTGTGTAACTTTACCATCAATACAATTTACTGTAATGTTACCATCATATTTATCATTTGTTTCCCCAGCAAATCTCTGCTCTTCATTATTTCTTTGACTACAATTTATTGTGTTGTTTTTACCATGAAATATAAAAGGATATTTCATTGTTGCTCCTCCGTTAAAAATATAACTTGAATGACAATTTGAATAGTTTTGTGAAGATTGTTGATTGGATGATGCCGCATTAGCAGTTGCAGCAGCATTTTGTGCCATAGCTGCATTAACTGCTGCTGCTGTTACAGAAGATGCTGCACCCGCTGTTGAACCTGTTGTTGAACCTGCTGATGAACCCGCTGTTGAACCTGTTGTTGAACCTGCTGATGAACCTGCTGTTGAACCTGCTGATGTAACATTGCACCATCCAGCATTATTAGTATATAATTTATTAACTTCACTATTGTTAGCACATGTTAAACATTTATCAAATCCTACAGGATTTCCATCATATCCACAAGTTTTACAACTACCGTGACATTCACACCCATCTATTTTTGTTTTATTTGCGTTATAACAAATACTGTCATTCGCCCCTCTAAAACTTCCATTAGTATTTAACATTCTATCTCTGTCTAAAAGAGCTTTTGCTAAATTATATTTCATTTTATAATTTTCTTTTTTTAAATTATTATTATTACTATTGTTATCTTTTCTTAATTGTTTAATAAGTTTATCATGCTCCGTTTTATCATAATTTCCTCTCATTCTTGAATAAACAAATAAAGATACCAAAAATAATAAAATTATAATTATTAAAAAATATTCAAACATAAGTATAATATTAATGTATAAAAAATAATTTTAAAAATCAGTATTTAATTCAAATGATGCAGAACTGTGATCACCCGAAGACAAAGAATAATCACCAACTCTTTTTTCAAAAAAATTGGTTTTTCCCTGTAAACTAATCATTTCCATAAAATCAAATGGATTTGAAGAATTAAATAATTTTGGATATCCTAATTGCAATAAAAGTCTATCAGCTACAAATTCAATATATTGACTCATTAATTTACTATTCATACCAATTAATCTACATGGTAATGCTTCGCATATAAATTCCTTTTCAATAGTGACTGCTTCTTCGAATAATTCATGAACTTTACTTTTTTTTGCCTTTTTATTTAATTTTGAATATAATAATACTGCAAAATCTGTATGCATTCCTTCATCTCTAGAAATTAATTCATTTGAAAATGTTAATCCGGGCATAAGACCGCGTTTTTTTAACCAATAAATAGAACAAAATGAACCACTGAAAAAAATTCCTTCAATACAAGCAAATGCTAATAATCTTGTAGCAAAATTACTTCTTTTATCATTAATCCATTTAATTGACCAATCAGCTTTCTTTTTTATACATGGAAAATTATCTAAAGCTTTAAACAATTTATTTTTTTCTGTTTTATCTTTAATATATGTATCAATTAATAAACTATATGTTTCCGAATGAACATTTTCCATCATTAATTGAAACCCATATGCTGCTCTAGCTTCTGGAAGTTGAACTTCGCTTAAAAATCTCATTCCAAGATTTTCTAAAACGATTCCATCACTGGCAGCAAAAAAAGCTAAAATCATTTTAATAAAATGTTTCTCATTATCGTTTAGTTTTGTTTTCCAATGTGTTAAATCTTGCTGCAAATCAATTTCTTCAGCGCGCCAAAAACTATCCATCATTTTTTTATACATATCCCAAATGCTCTTGTCAGTAAGTGGGAACATTACAAACCTATTAGGGTTCTCAGTAAGAAGGGGTTCTTTTTGGTTTTTAGACATCCTAAATATTATTTGATTAGATAAAATTATTTAGATAGATTTAAATTATTTTGGAAAAAAATATAACTCATAAAAATATTTAAGTAATTTAGAATAAGTTTAAAATCGTAATAAAAAATAAATATTTATTTTAAAATAAATATTTAGATGAATGAGTTTTTATGGGAAAAAAAAAATATATTTCAAGGAAAATTATTAGAGGATGAAAAACAAAGAATTAAAAATATTTTATTTTTTTTAAAAAATGAATTTTCAAAAAAAGAATTAAGTGAAAAAGATTATGTAAAAATTAAAAATATATATGCGGGTTTATTTGAAGATAGGGATAAACGTTTTTTAAAAGAAAAACAAATTTTAATAGAGACGAAAAATTATTTACAAGAAAAAATAGAAGATATTATTCATACTAATAATAATTTATTTTTAGTTAAAGAGATTGAATGTGAATTGAATGAAATCAATATTTTACTTGAAAAATATAAATGAATTTAGGAAAAAAATTAAATGTATGTTATAATTATAATGAAAAAGAATTTATTGACTAAGTTATTAAAGAATAAAATACTTTATTATCTTGTTTTAGCTTTTTCGGCACTTAATGTTTTAGGATATTTTAGTATGCGTTCATGGGAATGTGTGGTTATATTTTCCGCAGTTGCTTATTCTGCAAATTGCTATGGCGGTAATATGACTGTAGCATTATTGGCGGGGTTATTTGCTTCCAATTTTGTTTTTGGTTGCAATCGTGTAAAGGAAGGTTTTAAAGAAGCTCGTGCCCCAGCAAAAAAGGCAAGAAAATTACTTGAAGGAGCAGAAAAAAAAGCAAAGGAAGAAGTAGAAAAGAAAAAGAGAGAAACGATGGCAGCATCGGCAGCTGGATATGAGGCACAAAAAGCGGGTAATAGTAAAGCAGTTGAAGGCTTTGCTGTAATTGAAGGAAATGCAAATATGGGCGTTCAAGATGCAATGAAAATGGTTAATTCTTTAGGTAAAGGAAAAGATGGTGCAATGAATGCTGAAAACATTGAAAAAATGATTAATAATATGGGCGGTATTAGTAAAATTTTACAAACGTTTGGAAATATGAATACCACGGCATAATTTTTAAAACTTATTAAAAGTATAATATTTTAGTAATAAGTTTTTTTGTATATATTGTATATAAAATGGCAAAGGGTAAATTAGGAAAAAAAGTTAGAAAAGGAATAAAGAAGTTTGCAAAATCTTCAATATTGAAAAGTTCAGTTACTTTATATATTGTATTATTGGTTGCTATTTCTTTAGTATTATTATACTTATCCAAAAAAGATTACAATTCATTAATTGTATTAATTGCAACTGGTTATTTAACAAATCATTTTAATAAAAATATGACTATTACTTTAGGAGTAGCTATTTTAGCATCTTTATTAGTTCGCGTAAAGGTTTCGCGACGCGAAGGTTTTGAGGAAAAGGACCCAGACACCATGAAAGGTTCTATAAAAGAAGAAGCTGGTAATGGAACTGACCCAAATTTACCAACAGAGAAATGCTGGAAAGCAGAAGCCAATGGTTCATGGAGCGAATTAACAGATGTTAATAAAGATGATTGTTTAGTTGAAGGAAAACCCGGTCGTTGCTGGAATAAAGACTCAACTAAATGCAAACAAGGATTTTCAAAAAGATTAATACCAAGTAGTGAACCCGCTAAAGTTGGTAATGACGATGATGATGAAGTAGATACTACACGTATCGATTACGCAAAAACATTGGAACAGGCATATGATAATTTACAGGGTATGTTAGGTAAAGATGGTATTAAGGGATTAACTAGTGAAACAACAAAATTAGTCCAACAACAACAGGGATTAATGGAATCATTAAAAGGAATGGGACCAATGATGAAAGAAGCCAAATCTATGATGGCCGGTATGAAAGATATGGGTTCTTTAGAAAATATGAAAGATATGAAAGCTATTGTAAATACTATGGCTGCAAAAAAATAATATATATATTAGATAAAAACTTTATATAATATATATGGCTCGTAAATGTGTAAGAAAATGTCCACCGGGCGTATTTTGCATTGAAAATACTACTATAATGTTTTTATTATTGATAACCGGTATATTTTTATATGTATTAACACAATCTGTATACAAAATATCATTAGTTGATAACTCAAAAAGAAATAATTTAAGACAATATTTAGAACATCCATTTAGAAATAGATTTCACAATAATGTTGTTCCAAAAATGGGTCAGGGTATAACAAATCATCCGAGAGACACTTTATCAAATCCTTATTTACCACCATTAAGAAATGGTAACTATTTTCCAAAAAATAGTAGTGACCCGAGAGGTATACCTATAAATGTGCCTACAAGAGGCCCTAGAACAGAATGGAAACAAATTGGTATTTTAACCCGTGAAAATGGTGAAGAAACTATTTTACCTTTAATGGGTAGACCATTATATTCAAATCGTCAAAAATGGCAATTTTATACAATGAGTGATAAAAATAATAGTGTTAAACTTCCAATTAGTAAAAATGGTCGAAGTTGTTCTGCTGAGCTAGGTTGTGATGAGATATTTAATGGAGATACTGTTTTTATTGAAGGATATAATGATTCATTTAAAGCAACAGTATATGAAAATAATGTTCCGGAATATATACCATTTATCTAAATAATCATTTTTTTTATGTGTTTCTAAAAAATCAACTTATTTTATAAGTTTTTTTTTATAAATTTATAAAAAACAAATAAATTATATTTTATAAATTTAAAATCTTAAGAATTAATATAAAAAAGTATGTTTAGTATTCATTTTTTAAAAAAAAAACCCCTAGATGAATATAATGAAACATTAGAAGAATTTAAAATAAAATTTGCGATATTTAGTGATTTAAAAGAACATGAAAAGATTGGTAGAGAGAAAGTAACTAAAAAACAATTTTATAAAAAAAAAGATGATGATGTTTCGTTAGAAAAAGATAAAGAAGAAGAAGAAAAAAATAAGAATAAAGAAATAATAAAAAAAATAAAATTAAGAAAATATAATAAAGATAGAAAAAAAAATGGTCTTCCGGTTAAAGATGAAAATTCCTTAGATAAAGAAAAGAACGTTGATAAAAATGATGAAAAATCATTAGATAAAGATAATGAAAAAAAAATAATTGAAGAAATAACAAAAGAATCTGACGATGAATCCGATAAAGATAAATCTGATAAAGATAAATCCGATAAAGATGAATCCGATAAAGATGAATCTGATAAAGAAGATTCAGATGATGAAGATTCAGATGATGAAGATTCAGATGATGAAGATTCAGATGATGAAGATTCAGATGATGAAGATGATAAGGAAAAATGTTATTATATTTATAACATTTATTATAATGGATATTTTCAGAAAATATCAAGATGGTGGAATTCTGAAAATAGGGGTAAAACACTAATGTATCTTAAAGAAGATTTTACAAATTTTATAAAATTTTTAAATGATATTAAAAATAAATATAATTTTTATGCATTAAATATATATTATAAAAAATTATTAAAAAATATACATAAGTTTATTAATCTTATTATGCCGGGGTTATATAACTTAAAAAAAACATATAAAAATGAAATTAAAATTAAAGCACAAATTGATAGTATTATTTTAACCATGATTGATTTTAAAAATGAAACACAAATTAAAAAAAATACCAAGACATTATTTTCACAATTATTAGCCAACCCAATAGGATTTTGTTCACAATAATTAAAAATAAATTCTTATAAAATTAATAATATTTTAGTATTAATTTTATTATATTTTCACAAATGCATCAATCATTTGTTTTGATTTCATCTTATTTGATTGACTTAAAAATTTAGATAATTTTTTATGTAAATTATAAGCTGTATTATCACACCCTTTAATATCTCGACTATACCACATTCCAAAACCATCTTTACCTGTTCGTCTTATTAGACTATCTTCATTACACTCGTCAGGAGGTTCTGTCGTAGGACGTTTTTTTTTCAATTCTTCTTTTTTCATAGCAAATTCTTGTATTTTTTTTTCTTTTTTGCTTGAATAGTCGTTTGTATTTTTAGCTTCATCGTCATTTAAAATTTTAATAGATAATTTATCATTTATTAAGAATTCCATTGGATAATATTTTCTTATATTAAGGTTATCGCCTTTCTGAATTTTAGATTCATTAGGTTGTTTTTTTTTATTGATGAATTGTATAAAATCTTTAATTATTTGTTTTTGACCACCTTTATGTATATAAGCCTTTCTCTTTTTTTTTGCAATTCTTTTTTTTTTATGTTTTTTATGTTTTTTATGTTTTTTAATTGTTTTAATTCTTAAATTATTTAATTTTTTTCTAAAACTATCATGTTTTTTATATTTTTTATTTTTTTTTATATTTTTTGCTGTATGTTTTTTATTTTTAAATTTTAATATACGTTTTATTCTTTTTTTTGAAAACATATTACCTTATATAAAATAAATATTATAATTTAAAAAATTATAATATAAATTGTTAATATATATAAAAATGGTCGTCGAAGAAACCAAAAATACTATTTGTTCTGATTCTCAACAAAATATTTTACCAATTAATTTAGACAGAGATGAGATGAGAAATAGTTCTCCACAATTATCAGAATTTATATATAATTTTACTTCATGCCAGGATTATATTTTAACAAAGGGACCCGGTTCTTTACCCGAATGGATGAATATACCTGATTACGATGCACAAGGTTGTATTAAAATAGAACAAAACAGTGTAAATTTGGGAAATAATGATTTAAATTTTACAACTATAGGAGATTTGAGAGGCGTGGGTAATAACGATATTATTGTTTATTATTTTCCAGAATCATTAAATTTATATGATGGTAATGCCCCATCAGGGGGAGAATTAATGATAGAATTGCAACAGAAGCCAGTCGGCGGCAATACCGAAGCGACAGATTTAGAAAGATTATTAATTTTTATACCAGTAAATGTGGATGATAAAAATGACAAAAGTGTAAATTGGTTTAAAGAAATTTCACAATTAACGGCATCTTCTAATTCAGCACAAACTGCGCAAAGTTTAACATTAAATGATGTCATTCCGAGAGCACCATTTTGGATATATAATGATATAAGCATACATGGATATTGTGATGATAAAACAGAAAAACCATTTAGTAAAATGAATGCTATATTTTTTGCTGACGTAGGAGATTTTATATCAATTGACAGTGATAGCTTTAATATTTTT